AACTCCTCAGCAAAATCAGCGTACTCTAAAATATCAGCTATCCTAACTGAAATACATTCAGCTAATTTCTTAGTCATAGATAAACCACCTTCAAGAATGTGTCTTGTTGCGGTGTTTGAACTCAATGCAGCTAATTTTTGAACACCGACCAACGCATCTGGGTTTGGTGTCGATCCATCACGAACCTCATTAATACCAGTAACGTCACGTATCATATTGAGATAGTGATTATAGTTACCAATCAATGCTGCCATTTTAGACTGACCGCTATTAGAGTTTAACTCTTGAATAGGAATTCTTGCATTATTAAAGTCACCGTCTTGAGTGTAACTTCTACCAATAACACTACCAGTTTGGAAATACATCTTTAATGCATCCTCTGGATTGTATGCTGCTCCAGTACCTAGGTCAACCTCATTAATACCATCAGCATCAATGAACACCCCATCAGGAACTACTCTTGCCATTACTTGCTGTAATTTTAAGTGAGTCAACTGAATCTGATCAGCAAAAGGAATCATACGTCTAACTAAAGACTCAGAGTTTCCTTTATACATTCTTGGTGAAAATACCACATAATTAGGTAGAGCCATTTGTGATGCTGATTTTGGACGAACCATATTCTTCATCATCTCCCACTTCAATACAATATTTGATCCACCAACCAATATACCATCATACCAAACGTCACGAACTGCTTCTACTCTTTCGAATGGAACACCTTCTTCCATTGGGGGGTTAAACGACTCATCTTTTCTAATTACTCGTTCACCACCGTTGTCTAACATCTTTTTCTTCCATACAAAATTCTTATGAGTCTTGTAGTTGAAATATAACAATGTAACAACCTCATTTAAGAATGCACTATCTTGATAGCTTCTAATGATAGGGAAGTAATCATACCAAGCAGATGCTGCATTTCTAATCTCATTTAGTTGCTCATCTGTTAAGGTAGGATCAATTTTAAGAAGCTCAGTATAATGAACTTGCTTAACCTCACCGAAGTAATAACAGTCAGCAAAGTCTGGCTTCTCTGTATAGCTATGAATAAAATTTGTAGGATCTACGTAATCAATTTTTAAACCATCATTAATTAAAAATGTATGACGAACAACCGCTTTACCTAAAACGGTAAGATCGTAATCAATCATCTTCTTAATCTTAGGATAGTCATTCATTTTAAGAACTGTATCAATAGCAACCTCCTCAGCAATCTCAACACTTGGTTTGTATTTAAGTTGCATATAAAGAGATAACTCCTCATCGTTCTCTGGTAATTCATTTGGGTCAACATTAAATGCGTCAACTCCAAACTGATCTTTTGTTAGTTGTAAGAACTCTTTGGCTACCATGTCAGCCTCTATCATGTCCTGGAATATATTCTTCTTCTCAGCGGACATTACGTCCTGAGACTCGGCTTTGATTGTGAATAACCTATCGTTCATTCCGTTAACAACAATGTCAACGAACTTTGGTATAATTGGAATTGGAGTCCAATCTAAATTCATCATAGACATATCGCCATTAACTGACAACTCATCTTTATATTTTTGAATTGGCTGCTCTCCTCTTGCGTATAATCTTAAACGGTGAAATTCTCCCCATTGATCGTAAAACCTACAGGTATTTGCTTTTCTTTTAAACCACTCCCCTTCAACCGCTTTTCCTACTCTTAATCCGTATTCTGTAGTGGCTTTCTCTTCATCTGTAGCCATCTGATTAGGGAAGGGTGACTGATAAATTACAACTGATAATTTCTCCATTTATTTTATTATTTCGCTTCTTGTACCACGATTGTCGTATTTTACAAATTTAATACTTATTTTCGATTCTTTTTTCTCTGGAGCAAACAAATGCCTACGTGTAGCCATAATAGCTAAACCTGAACTAATGGATGCATCATACTTTGTTCTATCGTTAGGATCAAACTTAGCCCAATCCTCTAAAGTTTTACTAAAATACATAGATCCCATATTGTCAGGGTCTCTATACGTACCCTCAGTATCAAGACCTACGTACTCCTCAATATATGTCTCAATTGATGATGCATGAGCTTGACGCATATCCTCAGACGAGTTGGGTACTCCACCTATCTCTAGCTCTGTCTTTGATAGCTTTGTCTTATGTTTATCAGGTCTATTCATTGAGTATGCCCTATATCCTCTATTTTTAAAATGATAAAGTAATCGTGCCTTATTGTTCTCCGCCAGTATAGGCATACCATAAAAAATACACGCCATCAATACATCTTCAAAAAATATCTCTGCCGTCTGTGGTCTAGCTACATACTCTAAGAAAAATTCATTAACTGGAGCTTTTGCCATGTGATACTTAGTCATTCCATGTAGTGCACCATTCGATCCACCACCACCTACTACACCAGATATATCGTATGGGTCACATCCAAATGCGCCCAAGTCCTCATTTCCAGGGTACTTCTTACCACTCCTTGTTATTACATTGTTTCTCATGTTATGCTCTGGTATCCAAGACACCAAAAATCTACCCTTTGGATCAGGAGTCCAAACAACCTCACTATCTAACTTACCATTCTTCCAATGAAAATAACCTCTAGTTAGTACGTGGTCCTTTACAAGTGAGTCATTATAATCTATCTGCTGATATATCTTAGTTAAGTTAAATACCGACTGCTTAGACTCATCCCTAAATGCGTGAGATTCTGTTCTAGGGAACTGACGGTAGAACTCGTTTAATGCATCAGCGTCAGACTTTAATGCCGCAACTTCATTATTCCACCAAGTAATAACTCCTTGATGAATCAACTCTCCATCAATACCCTTTATAGGTTTAGTAGGGTTATCAAAAACTGGATGTCCAAACTCATCAATATATCCTTCAATATTCCATTCCATAGGAATGAATAACGAATAGAGACCACTTCTAGTTTGTCCATTTGCCGACTTAACTCTCGGATTACTGTCATTGTATAATTTTTTAAAATTTTCTCCACCTTTTGTTAGTGCGTTAGATGTTGACCCCATCATACACTTACCTACAATCTTGCTACCTAAACGTAAACAAGTCTTCGTTACACGCCAGTTATTTAAGATGTTTTCTGGCTTTAGCCATTTACCGCTCTCATCGTGAGCTAATAGCAATAGCTTTTCACCATCATAACTATTGTCTGCTGTATTCTTCCAGTCAATAGTTGTATCCAATCCATCAAACTCTTCTTGATTCTCTTGATCCATATTCTTACGAGTAATCTTACTTGCTGGAACACGAAACGCTAGCTCGGTTTTTGGATTATCCATACCATCCTGAATCGGCTTGAAAAAGAACGGATAGTTTCTCACAATTGGAACAACCTTATCTGTAAACATTTTCTTGGCATCAGGTCCAGTTTTGGATAATATACCAATCCTTGAATCCCTTACCATTGTACCAGTGTTACATATCTCAGCACTTGACATAAAAGAGAATCCAGAACGTCTATTCTTTAGATAGCACATTCCAAATGATCTATTGTCAGCCTTGCTAGCCTCCCAGTAAATATGAAAAATTCTATTTGATTCCCTGAAGTCAGGTAGACCAACATCAATCTTGGTCCATTGAAGATACATATAATGAGTTCCAGTAATGTATGTTGACTTACCGTTATTCATAAACCAATACCCACTATCACGTCTATCGAACTCACATTCAATATAATCTACATACTTTGATTTGAAACTGTTATCTCTTCTATTCCAGTCAAATATGGTTTTAATCTTCTGTAATTCAGATGGGTACTCTTTAGCCTTCCACTTATTGCCAATATCATCTACCTTCTTAGGAGTAGACGGAAGCGCAACCCTTATACTATTAATCTCATACACATCACCTATAGTTCCATCCTTAGATATAACAACCACATCGTAGTCAGCATTATAACCATAATTCCAAGATTGCTTCTTGTTTTTAGTTGTTACTACATTTTTAGGTATGTAATCATTAAGTACAGTGTAAAGACTATTTTCCATTTGTTACTTCTTTCTAGCTCTTCCTTCAGCGAAGCCTCCAGTGCCAGCCGTCACAACTGTAGATGTATTTGAATCCCTATCTTCTTCCTCTTCGATCTTTGCCAGCATATTTAATGCGTCCTCGAAAGCAAGTCTTTTAGCCGATGCAGCGTTCTTTAACTTGTCAGCTGATATATCGTCCTCACTATGAGTCACGATAGGTGCTCTAAGTACTTTAACCAGCTCGTCAATAGCTATCTTTGCAGCTTCTAATATTTCTACTTTTTTAGACATATATTCTTATTAAACATTCTATAAAGAATCTCATCGTTAATTCTAAACTCATACTCACTATCTGGAGTAAAAGATACTACGTCTCCAACTGAAACCTCATTAAGATCTTCAGATTTGAATACAACCTCACCCCATAATTCTTCAAGACCACTTAATGAACTTATCATCTTGTCTTCCGAAGCGATTGGTCGTATAAAGCAGAAAGGTGATAGCGCATACCAGTTAGCATTGTCTACTGAATGCAAGTACACTTGCTCAGGCTCTACAACGAATAGATCGTCCATTAGATGATGCCAGCTGCTCTTTTGTCTGCCACGCATATCATAGTAGTACTTAAACACATTATGATGCACTACAACAACGTCTCCTGGCTTTACTGGACCATTATAGTATATAGGTATAGAAACAACCTCACCGAATCTATTAGACACAGTGTAATCTTCTTGGGAGGCACTTATAATGAACTCACTATTACCGTAAGTTCTTATATTGTCGTACCGCCTCCCATCAACTGGCTTGATGATAAAGCAGTATGGAGCTTTCATTTAGAAATTGATATTAAACTCTATTGATATTGGCATTGTAATCGAGAATTCCTTCCATAAGGTAATCTCGCTGTCCTTGATTATATAAAGCTTTGTACCTTCACTATTTCTAATTATTTGATAGATGGTATAACTTTTATCAAGAACCTCCTGACCTACAGTATAGTTCATTGACTTCATGTAATCAGGACCGACTGATATTTTTCTAATGATATTCACCAGTCTGAAGATTGATCGTTATGTCGCCATACTTTGCAGTAAGCTCTTCTTGATACTTAGCCAAGTCATGTACAGAAACCTCTAGGTTTACTAGAGTTGCTTTCTTTTGATTCTTTAGTCTCTCTAAAGAAAGTTCGATGTCAGCTATTTGAAATTTAAGATCTCTAAAGCTACGGTTTAATTCCGTTAACCTTGCTAACTGTTCTTGTTCTATTGTATTCATTGTATTTAATTTTACAACAAATATAGTAATTAAATACTAAACTTCCTAATTGCACGAACAGAATATGAATTTGATTTTGTAGCTGAATTAACAGAAAGTGTACCAAAATCAACAGTCATAGAATTAGTTAAACTAAATTCTGTAGATGACCAATAAGTTGAAGAACCAAAAAGCGTACCTCCAGAAATTACTAATCCTTGAGCTACTTCGAGCATATTAATTCTAATTCTAAGTAATTCATCAGAACTTGGAAGATACCAGTCTATTTGGCTATTAACAGTTGAATCTAAACATAGTTTTGCAGCACTACTTGTTTGTCCTACTTGAGCCACTATTGCATTACTATTAGATAATCCATCATACGTGCTTTGAGCTGTAGAGCCTATAAGTGTTCCTGTCACGTTTGACCAAGAAGAACTTGATAAGTTAGATAACCCAACTACCAAATAATTTTGAACGCCATTATTAATGTATCTATGAAAAATCACACCGCCCTCTGAATTAACAAACTCTCCAATCTCGTATTCAAAAACTGGATTAGTGAAATTAGTTATGGCAAACTGTTTCTGATCGCCAGCTGCGTTGCTTCCGAATAATTTGTCTCCAACTGCTGGAGTTGCTACTTGATAGTCATTTACTCTCATCGTCCTTGTCCTTTATATTTTTTAACGTAATTTTTACTTGCTTTCAATTTAGATGCCTTGGTCTTAGAATGTACACCTGGTCTATCAATTGATTTATCTACCTTTATATTTCCTTCTTTTTTCATGGTCTGAAATTTTTAGTTGCATCATTTACTCTATTCAACCAACCTTTTAAAAATTTTACATTCTTACCTTTGCTAATTGATCTAAAAAACCTCTCTCTTTCTGCTTGAATTGCATCAAACAGAACTACTGGATCAATATCATTTGCCAATCTAATAGTCGTATTCCCAATTATACCATCAACAATAATATCTTTTCCACAGTTTTTAATAGCTCTTTGTAGTGACTTTGGTGCTTGACCTACTCCACATACCCAAGCAATTTCGCAAACTAAAACAGATATGCTAAAATTAGAAAATTCACTACATCTAACTTTAGACCAGAACGATGTTTTGAATACATTAAACCAATCATCATCATTCATGGCGAAAAATCTAGCATCATTGTTTTTGCCAAATACTCTAACCCATGCCGCATACGTTACACCCTTTACTGTATGCCATCCAGTTTTTCCATTAAAAGGCGTAGGGCAAGGATATTTTGAAGAACTGTCAACAGTGTCTCTACCCATGCTTCCTTCCCAGCGCATAACGAATTCTTTATATTTTGCTATTCTCATTCGGTTAAATCTTTTGCCTCTTCTTTTGCTCTCGTAACAAACTCACGAACCGCTTTAATCATATTCTTTCCAGTCACATCCTCATAGCTCTCATTGATTGATTTAATCTCTGTAGCTACACAAAAGAATGCTATCATTTTTGTCATTACCAAATCAACAGATATAAAATGACCTATCAAGTCTCCAGCAATATATTTCTCTATTAAAAATACCATTAATATCGCTCCTAAATATAAAAATGCCTTACTTAATGTATGACTCAAACGTCTACTTCTAAATGCTTTCCATCCACCCTTTTTAACAGATCTCCAAATACCAAATCCAGTATCAATAAATATAACAAAAAATGCTATATAAATCATAGGCATTACTGGTGATAGTATAGATAAAAATGAAGTAGCTATTAGTATAAGTTTTGTTTTCAAAGTGTATAAGCTTTAATGATTCTGTAAACGATATATATCAGTAACAAAGTTAATAAAATTCCTCCTAAATAAGATAGGAAGATAACCCACGAAGGTATATACTTTATGTCCTTGCCCTTCAGATAGATAACTTCCTTATTTCCTTTTATAGTTCTGTAAACAGTATCTACCTTAGCTCTCGAATAATAAACATTGTTTCTTAACCTTGTTTCTAAACTTAATATCTTACCATTCTTATCTTTTAATATATCTCCAAACCTAGACACTACATTTCCCAAACTATCGCAATACAATGAGTCTACTATAGTAACTGTTTCACCAGGTATCTCAATAGTAGTATCTCTGTATTCTATAATAGATTCTTTAACACACAAAGGACAATACTTTTCTAGTCTACGCTCTAAAGAACAAGATGATAGTAATAGTAATATTATTAATAGTAGTCTAGTTTTCATTCCACTAATATTTTTCCGATTTCGTTTGTAAGAAACTTAAATTCATTATAATTAAAATCTTTAGTATAATTTTTCTTAACAAAATCGACTCCAATATAAGCGACAAATTTACCGTCTTTAAAATACGGTGCTATAAAAATACTTTTAACGCCTTGTTTTTTTAGAAACAAATAGCTACTCGTTTCTTTAATATTTGAAATGTCTTTATAAGTCATTTTATCTAACATTACTTGCTGAAGAAACATTGGAAATAAAGAAACGGGTAAGTTTTGTAAATTAATAGCTTCCGAACTTATCCCATTTGCGCACACTTCAAAACTCATTGATTGGTGGTTTCTGTGCGTGTTATCGTAATACTTTATAGAATTGTGAAACTGAAATATATAAGCCCTATCCGCTCCAAATCTTAACATTAAATCATTAAGCATTTGTTGAATTAATACGTTATTTTCAATATCTTTTTTTACCTCATCTTCTTTTTTAATTTTAGAAGTAACAACGGTCGTTATTAAAGGTCGATAAAAAAATAAAATAAATATTGCAAAAATAAAAAACAAAACGCTTGTTTTCGCTTGTCTAAGTTGTTCTATAATATTTTTTATTTCTTGCATTGTTATATATATTCTAATCCGTCCTTAATCATTGTTAATAGGTGTTTGTTTTGGTACGTATTCACTTAACGGTATATCTAACAAGTAAGCGTATTCAGTTACAGAAATATCAATTTCATCTGAACTGCTCAAAAATAAAAAATATACATTATTAATATCCTGAACAAAATTAAAAAAAGTATCGCTATCAAAAAATACATTTTGTAGGTTTTCCGCTTGTTCGTTTGTTACTATTCTACCTTCCATTATACGTTTCTTGATAAAGTTGTGTTAAATGCTTGCACCGCTGTGTAAAAGTTAGCTGCTTCTGTTGCGTTGAAATTTTCATTTGCAATAAAACAAAATGCGTATCTTACATTAGTTGAAAAACTTCTTGCTCCACTTCTGTTTAATGCTCCTAAATATACGTTTAAATTAGCAAAAGTACCACCATTTACAGTTACTGAATTAGCTACTTCAACACCATTTTTATAAACTTTAGTGTTTATATTTGAATTCCTACTACCTAAGAAAAAACCTGTACCTGTTAAGTCTGAATAATTTAACGAAGTGCTTGTCTGAAACCTTCCAGTTGTTGCACCAAATAAAGAAGATTTTGTTGTTAAGTAAAAATTATTAGTTCCTGTATCTGCTCCTAAGTCAACTCCACCAACTACCCAAACATTAGAATAAAACCCAACAGCCCAACTATTTACTGAGCTAATTTCTGTTGACATATTTAAAAAAGTGTTGGCAAATGTTACTAAAGATTGCATTCCGTTAGCTGTGTGTGTCCAGCCCGTTGCAAATGTCAACCTATAAGCAACGTCCAAATCTCTAGGGTCTTTTAAATTAAATTTATGTTGTGATGCTGTACCTCCAACAATTGGATAAATAGCTTTGAATTTTGTCCATAAACTATTTGATTTTAAAGAAGCCACCAAAGTAAAAATAGCACTTTGTTGTGTTGGGTCAGTAATTGCAGCCGCTGTGATAAATGCTTGTGCATCGGGGTCAACAGCTGGTGTTTTTGGCATCAAAGAAATTAAGCTTCTGTACATACTCCAATTATATCAAATTTAGTATCTGTATTGTTATAAATGCAACCAATGTAAGTAGTTTTATTTGCAACCGTTGTTGTCGGTGCTGTCACTCCAATTGCTCTGAAATTTACACCATAAGTGATAGCCCTTGCAGTTCCATTATCTTTAACTCTAATTATTAAACTTTGACCCTCTGAAAATGTACCCGTTGGATTTGCTAACGTTAAACCAACCGCCTGCGCTGTAATAGTTACTATATCATTTGTACTAACAGCTGTAACCGTTGCACTTGAAACAACCGTTTGAACATCTGCAATTCTTAAATCTTTATTTTTCCAAAGTGTTGTTGCTGTTTCGTAAACTAAACTTTGATTGTTTAAAGGCGTTGTAATTAGTACATTGTGTAATTCGTTTAATTGATAACCGTTATCGACTTTTACAAAAATACTACCTTGCGTTGCGTGTGCTGAAACAACATATCCAATAATTACTAAATGATTTGGCGCACTTGGTTTAAC